TGTTGCTGTCATAATTCCCCTATTAATTCATATTATAACATTAAGTTCGCCAGTATGCAACCTTTTTTTTCATAGGTGGGTCATCCCACTCTGGGTCTTCAGGATGTTCTAAATGCCAAGACTCTTTCATATAGTGTATTGCCATAGTCATAGCATCAACTTGGTCATCATGAGCTGCATGTGGAAAACGTAATAATTCTTCTAATAAGTCTTCTGACCACTTTTTATTATCTGGTATCCAAACTCTACCTGCTTCCATCATAGGAGTTGCAGAATATACTCTGGCTATTTTATCTCTATCTGGTAAATATTCTAAAACAGGTAAACCTGCTCTTCTCATATCTTGTATGAGTGATTGTCCTGATGCTTTTTTTTCTACCATACATATATCAGGTCTATGTTCATGGTATAACTTTTGAGCTATACGTCTTAGCTCTGGATATTCAAATCTTCCTTTTATGTTTCCTAATAATATTAAATGAGCAATACAAGTTTCATATCCATTCTCATCATCTTCATAGCTATGAAAGATTCCCCATGTTTGTATTACACTATAGTCTGCAGTTCTTGATGTGGAGAACGCAGTATCATAAGTTTGTATTATAAATTCACAAGGAGGTGGTGCAGCATCTTCCCAGAAACGTATCCATTTCTTTTTTATTATTCCTCCTTCATCAGGAGTTGGGTCCTGCATATATAATGCGTTCCAGTATCTTGCTCCATTGGATGCCTTTATCTCTGCTTCGTCTACCTTGAGAACATTATCAGGTTTCCACTCTGGAAAATAGCTTGAACCCACAGGTAACTGCAGTAACGAAGATGACTCCTCGTCTAACCATGCAGGTATACGCACTACATCCCAGGGAGTTACAGCATAATCTCCTATATTCTCTTCTTGTTTTAGTAACCATCCACATAAATCATCATAATGGTACCTAGTATTAATAATTAAGATTGAACCATTAGGCATAATACGTGTTCGTAGTCCTGATGGATACCATTCTTTAACATATCTTCTACCTGCTTCAGAAAAAGAGTCCTCTTCAGACATCACATCATCTAATATAGCTATGTGAGCTCCTCGACCTGCTATCTGTGACCTAACACCTGCTGCGTAGTACGTACCATTATGGGTAGTCTTCCATTTACCTGCAGCTCTTACGTCACTTCGTAGTTGAACACCTTTAAATATGTTTTGAAATGTTTCATCATTAACAATATCTCTTACACTTCTACCAAAATCAGAACTTAATTGGTCACTATGAGAAACAGTTAGTATTTCGTGTG